CTCAAATAAATAAATAATCAAAATAAATAAATGAAACTAAACTACAGACTTCCTCACCAAAACACACTGTACAATATATACAAAACAATGAGGACATATGTTTATGAAAAACATAGCAAAAACCGCTATTAGAATAGGTAGCGACCCTAATGTACATCTAAGTGTGTACGACCTTTGATTTATTTGCCTCTCTCGCAGGTGCCGGAACCCGCGAAAGAGGCTAAGGTAATTAGTGATAATTTTCGAAAAATCGACGCGTAACCATATTATAGTTCGCGTCGAGAACACGAGCCAGTGGAACAATATCATAGTCCACGCATTCTTTCTTGTCCAAAACAAAAGTAGTCATCAGTTCTGAGAAGAACCGAATATTGACTTCTACGACATGAATCCGAGCAGGACCACAATCCACCGACCGTGTTATCATTCCACGAGATAACGTAATACCAGTCTCTTCATAAAACTCTCTCAAACCTGCTGCAATACTGTTTTCACCAGCCTCAATATTGCCTTTTGGAATACCATACTTACCAGGAACGACCTTTCCTTTGTCATCAGTTCCATCGACTCCCAAAACCATCAACACATGCTTTTGGATGTGTTCATCGATCAAAATCAAAGCTATTCCAGCTTTCGACACACCCTGAACAGTTGTATAACTTTTCGGTTTAAAACACCCCTTACGCCACATTTGCGCTGTGCTAAAACCATAGGGAGAAAAGATATGATCTGACTCGTACAAATAAAGCAACTCCTCGTCACTAAGCAATATAGGCGAAAACCCATGGACTTCCTCGTACTTCGAAACTACCTGATTAAGCAACTCATGATAATTAATGTGTAAAAAAGCTTCCCGTTGAAACATCATCACCTTCTGATCAACCAATTCACTCATACGCGTAGGATCAGAAACCCAGGACAACGTAGTAGTAATGGTCTCAACATCTAAAGGTCCAACCATTCTTCCAAGACGAGGATGAAAAACAAAACCTCGTTTTAAAAAAGTACACTCATCTAACGTGTAAAATTCACGTTCATGCGGAGTTTTCTTTTCACTAGTAAAACCAATTCCTAATGATTCCATGACTTTTGTATAGGAAATGGCGTTGAAGAAGCTTGATGCACCTTCACTAACATTTATTAACAAATCGTCGCCATATTTCGCCGCATAGATGTCTTCAAAAAATTTCTCGACCATCTTGTTGATATCTTTCTTCGAACAGTAGGATTCAGGACACAAACAGTAGTAAGCATAAGCCACATAAGTGATATTGATTAAAGAGTTGTAAATAGCAGTAAGAAAATGACCCGAAGGAATAGAATGATTCGTCAGAATTATATCTGACTTCACAGCACGAAACGTATGACTCAAATTGTCCAACAAAAATTTTGCATAATCAACTTCATTCGAACAAGATTTCGAAAGAACATCATTCAATAATTCTTGGAAAAAAGTGTGCATCTTTCCATCCCACGACTCATAATCACCAGGTATTATTCTCCACCCCAAGCGTGTCATGCGACGTGCGAACACGTCCCACTCTTTACCTAGAGCATTAATACCAACCATGATACCATTCTCCATACGATGCTCCTTCACATACTCACACATGTTACAAAACAATCGTTTGAGCTCCAAAGCAAAATGTACAGGACCAGCCGCAAACAAACG